ATTGTGCCGGGGGAAATTCTCCTAGACCCTCTTTTTCGCCGCACTGCCCAGTAGCTCAGCGGTAGAGCAGGTGACTGTTAATCACTTGGTCGCTGGTTCGATCCCAGCCTGGGCAGCCATTTAAAGCCAACGACTTACACTCGTTGGCTTTTTTGTGAAATGATTTGGTGTCCCCTCAGTGTCCCCTTTTTTCTGCCCTCTCTGCTCTGTTCGACTCCCGGAGGACCGCTCGAAAAATCCACCGAAAGGCGCAAGGAAAGTTTGCCCGGTGCCGTCCGCTTCGTTCGTGTGCCTCCGAAAAGTGAGGTGAACTGCCCCTTTCCCGTGCCAGGGCGCTTTTTGTTTCAATCTGTATCAATCTGTGCTGGTTCTGTTCGGATTGTCGTCGAATGGGATTGCATCAAGGTGCACGGGCTCTGTGCTCCTAAGCGATCGATTGGCAGCCACTTCGATGGACATATCCAAGAGCGTAGTCACGGGCGAACGTGGCGCCGGCATTCGAGCGTAGAGGCTTCGGCAAGGTGTCAAAACCGATCTTCCGCCTGTCATTCGACGCGCGCGGGCTGTCGTTGGGGTGCTTTTGCCTGCACTCTATCCGTTACAGCAAAGGCAACCGCGCATGAAACCGCGGTGGCCTATCGCTTGATGCTGTGGCCAGATTTGCCTCGCTGAAGTTTGGGCTCCGGGAATCGGTCGGGCTGCAGAAGTTGCCACACCTCGACGCGAAGCACCTTTGCGATTCTCTCAACCGTTTCCAGCCGGACACCGTTCCGCCGGCCTGATTCGATGTCCTGAAAGTGCCTCGCTCCTAAGCCGGCCTTTTCGGCGGTCACTTCTTGGCTCCATCCGCGGGTAAGGCGAACGCGGCGGATATTGGCGCATAGGGTGGCGACAGCCTGCACCCCCTCATATTAGGGTTTTCTTCCGGCAGCAAACACGCTAAGAGGTGGGCGTGTTGGAATCCCGATGAAAACCGATGCATACAATCTGACCGTCTTGGTCGTCGGCTTTTTCGGTGTCGGCAGCGGAGAGATTGTCGTTGTTTTGCTGATCGCGATGCTGATTGGCTCGGCCGCTCTTTTAGATCGCAGCCGGCGCAACCGCGCGCGTGTTCAACCACCCGTGCTGGGCGGTGAATTGCCCGGCGGTGGCAGAACCAGAAGGATCGAAGAAACCAAGTGCACGTGTACCGGTTGCGGAAAAGTCTGGTTTTATGGGAAGCGCGATCAGTTGGATGTCGCCGATGCCGCCTCGTTCAATTGCGCGAAGCTGGTCGGGTGCACATGCTGCAACCCCCTGATTTTCTTTTTCCCCGACAAAAAGGCTGTGGACTTAGATAAGTGCCCCAGTTGCGGGTCAAGGGCTGTACGGAAGGAAACGGTGACGCATGAAGTTTGAATCCCTCCTTGCGTGCGGGGTCGTATTGTTGATCAAACTTTATCGGGTGACGGTTTCACCCCTCTTGCGACCGTGGATGCGATGCCGCTTCCATCCCACGTGCTCAGAATACGCCATCATGGCTTTCCAGAAGTGCGGTCTCGTTGCCGGCGCACGAAAGACGGTCGGGCGGCTAAAGCGATGCCGGCCGGACAACATCGAAACTTGCATCGATTTCCCGTAACGATGCGCCTTCGGTTTTTGTCGCTGCTTGCCAAACTATTTCGCCCCAAAGGCGCAGCGCCCGAAGATGCTCTAGGTATCGATCGGATTGCGCTGGAACCACCGGTCATTACCCGGACGCTTTCCCCTGGGGAAATCCCCATAGGCAGGCTGGATTGCGAGTGCCCAAATTGCGGCGTCGTATTGGTAAAGCGGCCACGGGGGAAAACCCGCTGCAGGAGTTGCCAGAAATATATCTGGGTGAGATGGAACACTGAAGGGCAACAGGTGCTTTTGAGTGAAGAAATGCTAGAGCCCTTCAATCGTCAGAAATACGGTGATGACGAGACAAACAAGGCAGTCGAAAGCATTTCCGTGGATCCAGAGCTTACGCCCAAGATGCGGGCAACAATAAGAAAGATGCTCACGGACTTTCTTCTTCAGAGCGGAGCAGGCATTCCCGCGGCGAGGATTCCCGCGCTCCAGCAGCAAATTCAAGCCAGCGTTTTCGCAGGTGACCGCTCCGACCGGATACGCAAGATGCTCCAAACCGATTTCGGGCTTGCTCAGCATCTGGCGGCCAGAATTGCCGCACAAGCAGATAGCTTGCTCGTGTCCAAGTGGCGTGAATTGCGTGCCCGCGACGTCGGATGCACACGGTACAAATGGAGCACGTCACACGATGAGCGGGTGTGCCCACGCTGCCGGGCGCTGCAGGGAAAGATCTTCTCTTGGGACAACCCGCCCGAAGGCGGTCACCCGGGCGAGTGTGAATGCTGGCGGCTTGTATGCCCTGACTACGCGAAGGTGCCCGTTGGCCGACTGGATTCCCGGTGTCCGAATTGTGAGGTGGAGTTGCCAAGTCGTCCGCGAGGCAAGACAAAGTGCAGGAGTTGCAAAAAAAGTATTTGGGTGAGGACGAATTCAGAAGGGCACCAAGTGCTTTTGAGCGAAGAAATGCTGGCGGACTTTGATCGGCAAGAATTCGGTCCCGAGACCTGCCGATGTATAGCGATGCCGATTATTGAATGGTGAACGCCGCGGTCCTGCGCGTTCGGTGCATCCGGCCGATTCGGCGACCGGAAAGCCCTTCGACTCACTGCCTGAGCGTCGGCCAAGCCGGCACGTCATCGCCTGTTCAAGGGTGTGGCAATTGCTGGCCAGGAGCTGCCAGCGGAATTTTCGGGGCCGATGCCTGCGCCCTCTCGCCTCCCAGTCCGCCTTCCGCGGCAACGCGGGCCTTCCGGGCGGCGGCCATTGCGGCGATCTTTTCCATCTTTGTCGGCTCCCGCGTCGCCGTTGTTGTGCCTTGGTCGGCTCGCTTGGCCGCCTGCAACCGTTCAATCTTTTCTTCCATGCTCAAATTCTCACCCTGCAATTCTGACACTGCCAGAGAGCCAACCGGGCCACAAGTTTCGACTCTCCCCGGTGCACCGTCGCCGGCAATTCGCGTGTAAATGGCGATTGAGCGGATTCGATCCATCGGTTTGCCGTGCCGGTCACGCGCGATTTTGGCGAGCAGGGAAAGCCTGGCGTTTATGGTCAACAATTCTGTCCGCTCGCTCCGGCTCCGCAGTTCGGCGAGGCGAGTTTTGACCGCCGGCGCCTTCGCAACCCGGTAGGCGCCATTTGCGGCATCCCGGTTGCTGAGTCGTCTCACGGGCTTCCGGTAGGCGCAGCGGTAGGCATCCGCGTTGGAAGCGCCGGAAACTACAAGCTCGACAAACCGGCTCTGTCGCGGCGTGAGTGCCCGCGCCTGTATCGGCAGTTTATAGGCTGTTTGCCGCTGTTCTTGCATGTCACCCGGCCGGCCGTCGGCGAGGTTGCCCAGCCAACGAAGAGCCGGAAAGGTGGAAATCACGTCATCCTTCATTCGTCGCCTCTTCCCCCTGCCTTGGAAATGGAAGCGGTCCCCCTATTAGAAGGGGGGAACCGTTTCCAAACTCCTACAGGCAGGACGTTGGAAATGGGTTTGGAAATGGTTTTCACCGCTTCCAACCGCTTCCAAAATAGTTTGGAAAAGGGGTCTTTCATTTCAACACCGCTTCCAAAGCCTGCCGATAGCCCCGGACGGCCCGCGTGGACATACCCAAAGCCTCGGCAATCTGCCGCTCATTTTCCTTCCAAGGCCGGTCTGGGTTGTAGACCGTCTGTGCTTTGGCCAGGTCAAACTTCGCCTTGAACTTCCCGCCTGCGTCTTGGTCTGGTTGGTAGTCGGATGGCACCCAGCAAAGACCGCGTGGCGAATGCTCGATGAAAACTTTCGTTGTCGGCCGGCCGTTGTCGTCGACGATCCCGGCCCGGTGTCCGCGTTTGGCGAACACCATCTTGTAAGTCTTGTTCCCGGCAGACCGCACCGGTTCCAGCGTCACGTAACACCTCGCCCAGTTGGTCAGCTCTGCCGAGCCGGACCCCAAGTAGCGCAATTCCTCGTCAAGAATCTCGCCTTTTTTCTCTTCTTTCGGCGGCTTGTTGGTGTGATGCACGATCACTGCAGCGGCGCGCGTGGCGTTCAGGATCGGATTCAGTCCATTGCGCAAGAAAGGAGACAGTTCGCGCTGTTCGGACACATTGCAGCCGGCGAAGCTAAAAAGTGGATTGATGATGACAAGGTCGAACGGGTGGTCGGCATGCTCCCGATGAAGTCGCGCGAGGAAGGTGCCACCGGTCACGTCATTCCATCGGACGATGCGCAACCGTTCTTTCAAAAGCGCTATTTGCGCCTTGCTGGCCCTGTAACCGGCAACGAACCCCTGCGCCGCTTCCGCAACGTCGCCAAGGTCGTCTTCGGCTTGAACGTAGAGAACCCGCAACGGCAAATGAATCTGCAGGCCGAAGAAAGGTTGACCCAGTGCAGCACATGCTCCGAGTTGCAAAGACAGAACGGATTTGCCGACGCCTGAAGGCGCCACGATGACGCAACCCGCCGTGCGGCAAAGGAAGCGCTTCCCCATGAGACAGTCAGGGTCGGCCTTCGGGTCGAACGCGAGCAGCTTGTCCCATGGCAATTCAAAGGCGGTTAGGTCCTCCACCTTGTTGCCCGGCTCGCTCGAAAGCTCGTCTGAAGCCCGGAACGCGGCGATTTCATCCGGAGTCGGTTGCTGAAAGAAAATCTTCGCGGGGTCATTCATGGCCAAGTCCCTCCTGTCCGTCCGCAAGGTCGACGGCGGCGCAAAGGTCGTTCAGGTCTTTGACCGGGCGCCCGTCCGGCAGGGTGTGGCCGGTGAAGTCGAACGGTTTGACCCAGAGCGCGCCGGCTTCCCGTAATTGCCCCGCCCATCGGGCTGCAGCGTCCGCCCCGGCGGGGTCACGGTGCGGAAACGTCCATATGCCCTTGCCCCCGAATAGGGCGAGCGCGTCAGGGTGAATTCGCTGCCCGGCTCCGAGCATGCCCACGGGCGCAATCTCATTTACCCGGCCGCACCACCACGCGAAATGCCAGGCGGCGAGCAGGTCGGGGCCACCCTCGACCAATGCGACAAAAGGCTTGCTGCCGATGCTGGCGGAGCCGACGGGCCAAGCGGCATCGCCACTTGCGGCCACAAGGGTCTTGGCCTTCGCGCCGATTCCCTGCCAAGGCTTGCCGTCGAGTCTGCGAAGTTGCGCAACCCGTCGCGACTTATCCGTGAGCAGCCATGCTGTTACCTGCTCGCGTCCGTCGAGCGACTCGACAAACCAGAGTAGCCCGGCGTTCGACGCCAGTTGCAGGCCGGCGTAGACCGGCAGGCCGCGCAGGCGGGCGAGGGTATCCAATTCGGCGATGCATCCGCGCCGGATGCGGGTTTGCAGCGCGCGCCAGAGTCCGGCCGATGCTGGCGTTTCCTCGCAGGCCGGCCGCGCGGGCGGTTCCGCTGGTCGTGGCGAGGCGATCCGGCTGTGGGCAAGGGTAGATGTGCCCGTGCCGGCCAGGGCGATCAATTCGCGGGCAGCCTCGGGGAGTGAGATCCCGCGCGCCTTGGCGAGGAAGTTGACGGCGTCGCCGTGCTGGCCAGTAGCGAAATCGTTCCACTCGCGGCCATCGGCGAAAATCGAAAATGACGGTTTCCGGTCCTCTCGAAACGGCGATGCGCACGATTTGCCCGGTCGCCATGATGGGAAGAAGCGCGCTCCCAGTTCAAAAATCGTGACACGATCCTTTGCCAGCGCGAGAGGGCTATTGTCCGTGCGGGTGCTCATGGGAAATGCCGGCCGGGCCGCATGGTGGTGGCGAGGCTCTTTTGTATGCCGGCGAGGGCCTCGCGTTGAGCGCCGGCAAACATGGTGGCGCTCATTTGGTCGACCCGTTAATGAACGCGAGGACGCTTGCTTCGCTGAAGCGCACGACGCGTTCGTTGATCTGGACTGCCCGGATCAGGCCCCGACGGGCGAGATTGCGTGCGGTGTGGCTGGTTTTGCAGGCGGAGCCAACGAGGGCGTTGACTTCGCGAAAGCCGATCAACCGGTCGGCAGGCGGTGGTGGGAGAACTGTGTTTTTCATTTCCGTTCTCATCTTCCCACACAACTACGCGCCAATTTCGCCGCCCGGACCGCGAAGGAATCGGCGAATTAGAGCGCACTACGCCGGAGGCCCATCGGAACGGTTCTGTTTTCCTCCCCTTTTTCGCTTCGCCCAAAACTGTTTCGTGCTCTCTGCAACGTCCGCTTCTACCTGCTTAAAGCTCACTTTTTTAACAGTCGGCCTTTGCGGCTTAGGTTTTGGGCCGCGCTTGCCCGGGGGGACACCAAATGCCTTTCGGACCTCTTTGACCACCGTTTCCGAGAGGCCGGATGCGATGGTTTGATCCTTGGTTGTCGGCAAAGACTCGCCCTCACCGAGAGAAGTCAGGGCAAGCTTCTCGCACTCAGTTACAAGTTTCGCCAAGCCGGGCTTTGCGTCACAAAATTTGAAGCTCTTGCCTTCGCCTTCGGATCTTCCATGGACTCGGCGCACAGCCTCGGCGAGTCCATGCAGTTCTTTCGGTGAGTTCGTGACAACGCACCAGTGAAGCGCCGAAAAGAGTTCATTCTCGGGAGCGGCCACATCGAAGAAATCGAAGCGAATCTGCCCCGCGTGATAAGCCGTAAGGTACTTCGCAACGCATGCGTCGCTGAAAGTGCCGTCTTCAGCGTATTGCTTAAGCTCAGCCTTCTTTTTGCCAGCCTCGTATTCAGCGTCCTGCGCAGCGATTTCTTTCGCGTGCGCGGCTCTGAATTCCCAAAAGCGTTTGGACATCTCGGCCCCATGATTCTTTGCGAGATACTCGAAGACCTGAAGAAAAACAGCGGCACGTTGTCCAAGAGAGAGTCCTGCCCACGTTGTCCCGCTATCGTCTGACGTTGCCTTTCCAGTCGGTGCCTTTGCTTTCATTTTGGGGCAAGGTCAACCGTGGCAGCCGTGCTTTGCAGGTAGCTCGCGGCGGTGGTGGAAATGTCCCGGTGCCCAAGGTGACGGCGGGCGGCCTCAATCCCGGCGGTGGCGTAGATCAGGCTCCCGCTCATTTTCCGCAAGGAATGCAATGGGGTGAGGGTCTTCACGCCATGGGCGCGCAGCCATACCGTGAGGGGTTCCCACGCTTTCGCCCTGTATTGGTAACTTCGCCCGGCAGGGCGGGGCGGTGTGCCGTTCAGCACGAATTCAGCATCGGGGGCAGTGGCGCGGCAGTTGGCGAGGAATTGCACCACGTCGGCAGGTAACGGGACGGTCCGGGTGGACTCGCGGCTCTTAGGCGTGAACCACTTCGTTGTTTCGATGCGAACAGTGCCGGCGGTCAAATCCACGTTTGCCCATGGTAGCAGGTCGGCTTCGCCCCTCCGCAATCCGCCGACAAGCAGCAACAGGAACGCGGCGCGGGTGTCGGCTTCGAGGGATTCCTGGGCCGCGGCGTAAAGAGCGCGGGGGTCAAGCGTGCTCTCGAAACGTCGAGTCGTTGAGGCGACCGGCACCCCCTCAAATGGTAACTCGGCCGGTAGCGTCAGGCTCTTGCGAAGCTCTGCCAGCAAATCCGCGCTGAACAGGGCGCGGGAATTGCGGATGTGACTCGCTACGCTATGCGAACGGGCGGCGCGGGCGACTTCATCCGGGGCGGTATCGATTTGCGCCTTCTGCCACGCCCTGACGGCAGAGGGGGTGAGCTTGTCGAGGCGGATGCCGTCGATTTCGGCGTGCCATGCCTGGTTGGCCTGCGAACCGGCGGCGAAGCGGCCGGCGGTGCCTTCAATTCTTGCGATACCTGCCGCAACGCGGCGCAGGGCGGCCTCATATTGCCCAAAGGTGCGAGGGCGCGTCGTCGAGACGGTGCGAGCGGCTGCGATGTATTCCCCCACGGTGCAAACCCGCGCCGGACGGGCAACGGGGCGACGCTCCGCAAGCATGGCGTCGAGTCCCTTCACCTGAACGCCTTGCCAGTAGTCGCGGGCCTTTGCGGCAGCGGTGGCGCGATTGGCGGTGTCCAGGCATATCCACGCATCCCGCCCCGCTTGTTTCAGGCGCAAGTAAAGCTCTGGCGTTTGGGTGCCATCTTTCAATGTCCGGGGGCGGACACGGGCTTTCCAATAATCCACCGATGATTTGGCCGCGCGGGTAGTTTTCTCGCGCTTTTCTGCGGCTGCCGGGAAAGGCGATACCTGTGCCAGGTGTCCCCTTAGTGTCCCCTTTTTTTGATTCTCAACAGTATTTCCGGCTTCGCAAGTGTTCGTGTTCATCTTCGGTAAGTGCCTTGTTTATGCTGTCTTCGTGCGGTACTTACGGAATAGATGCGAAACTGAGCGAAGAGTCAAGGTAAAGACTGTTAATCACTTGGTCGCTGGTTCGATCCCAGCCTGGGCAGCCACTCACAGCCAACGACTTACACTCGTTGGCTGTTTTGTTTTCTAAATCAACTGTCCGGTTTTTGTCCGGTTTTCCAAGATATCGTTTTGGGCGCTCGCCTGCCCGTCTTTCTTGTGGGCTGGCGCAAACGTTATCGGTGTTTGGCAGATTCGGGCGATTATGACTTGGCGATATATGGATGTCGTAGGAGATGCGAAAGTACGGCCTGCCGCCATGGGAAGAGCCCTTTTTACCGTCGCGGGTGAGGTAAATGAGGAGGGCGTTGTCTCCGAACTTGTCAGCGAGGTACTTGCAGTAGATTTCAAGCTGTTCCGGTTGCTCGGCCGCGTTGATTTTGTTCTCGATCGCAAGACCGAATCGGGGCTGTTCGAGCAGGAGATCGATTTGCCCGTAAGGCGGACGGAACGCCTCCTTCAGCACGTTCCACCGATCCTCGCGCTTTGAAAGATTGATTGGGTGCCGAACCGGCGTGATTCAACACTGGATGCTCCGTGAGGGTGGCGAAAAACAAATTGAGGAAGAGTGCTCCGCAGTCGTGTCCGCCATCAGGGTTAAGCAGATAGTGGATAAAGCGGGTGTGCAGGCGTACTTCGTCGTCCTGCCTTTGCAGAGTGGTGAAGACGTTAAAGCGTTCGTGAGTGGCTTTGGCGCGCTCACAAGCCCGGATCGACTCATCGCGAAGTTTCTGACTCAGGATGCGGAAATGCTCCAGGGTCTCGGGCGGAATGATTGGCTCGGCCATGGGAGGATGGGATGCCGAGTCCATGACTTTTGTCGGCGACGCAGGCGAAGAGCAACGAGGTTCGTCAAC